TAAATATAACTTAACGATATGTTAAAAAACATTAAAAATACATATAAAATACTATTTTTTCCGTTTTTAAATAGATTTCTTATTGAACATGCCTTATATAATTTTATTTTTTGTAAAGATTTATAAAATGGAATTAATGAATTATGTTTTTTAGCTTTGATATTTTTTATTGTTTTACATTGCAAAACTTTTTCTAATTTGGAAATAAATAATACTATATCATAATTATCTATCATATAATCATAAAATGAACTATTAATTTTATAATCTGTATTATGATATTTATTTAAGTCAATCACATTTTCATCATTATATTCTTTAGGTAGTTTTTCATCTTTCTTAAATATTTTAATTAAATTCGAAATTTGTTCGCCTTCTTTTATTAATGTATATTCTTTTAGTTGTTTAATTAATTTAATATGTATAATTCTACGTGTTCTTGTAAAATCTATTTTATTAGATATAATTTCAAATATACAACCACGAGGTAATGCAAATTCATATTCATTATAACCAATATATATCCCATTTTGTTTTTTACTAACAAAAGCCATATGTGGTAAAGGGGCAAATGGTATATTATAATAAAAACCAGTTGTATTCTCTGGTAATTCCATTATATAAAGTATTGGAATATCATTATTACATAATTCACAAGCATTTGGATTATCTTTTTCCTTCTTTTGTTCTTCTGTATCATCATCATTTATATTTTGTGTGCATCCGCAAAAGAAAAGCGGAGTATAATTATAACTTATAGTAGTTGCTAAATAATTATTAAGTTTAATATAATCACCAACATTACTTTTAAGTAATGCCTGAGTATTATCTGAATTTAAAGGTAATTGTTCAGCACGATATACTGTTAAATTATTGTTTAGTTTAGGACAAATAGATTTAAACATTTCATCTAAATTGCGAATGACTTCAATACCAACTTTACAAAATGCGGATGGTTCCGGCTGTCTTAAACTATTTTTAGATATCCAATCAGGATTTTCAGTAATCATATAATCACATTGTCCATTCCATAAAATTTTATTTATAAATGCACCAAAGAAACCGTGAAATTTATTATTTTGTTGATTTTTTAAAAACATTATTGCATTTTTATAAAATACATATGTATCATTATAATATATATTTTGCCAGAAATCATAATATTTAATATTCAAGTCATTTTGTGTTTGTAATAAATTTGTCAATAATGTTATATATTTATTTTTGTAATCTATATTAATATTATTATTTGATTTATTTGTAATCACCCGCTTTTTAGATTTTATTTTAGATTTTATTTTAGATTTTATTTTAGATTGCATTTTAGATTGCATATTTAATATATAATTATATATTAAATTGTCGATGTGAATATGCTTGATATATAACAAAACAAGATTTATTGAATATAATTGTTAATTTATATGTTGGATAATAAAACTACGGCATATACAATTTTTTTTGTTTTTGTTTTTGTTTTATTTTGTGTTTCTTCTAGATTGTCTTCTTCTTGTCTTTCTTCATCTACTTGATAACATTTCATTTGCATCTCGCTATTTTGATAGTTGGAATTAGGAATTACTTCACATTCTAATCTTTTTTTAATATATTCCACATTATCTGAAACAATATCGAAATCATCTTCATAAATATGAATTGCAATTTTATTCCAAGGTTTTAACCCCATATGTTTACGGGTTTGTTGTATTTCCGAAACAAAACGTTTTAAATGTGCTAGTTTTTCAATCTGGGTATCATATGTAAAATCAATTCTCACTAAAATATTATTTGCAATATTGTTTCTTTTCGGGGTATCAATATCAAAGATATCATTAGGATTAAATAATGGTTCAAGAATAAATTCACCATCTTCTAGAATATATTCTTCTAGTTCAACTTTGTCAACTTTGTCAACTTTGTCAACTTTGTCAACTGTTTCAATATTGCCTACATTTGTATTAATAGGAACAAATAATGTAAATTGTTTTAATAAATTATCTGCTACCCAATGATTTTGTTTTTCCATTGCCTTATAAATATCATTTGCTTTTTGTCTATATTTTTTACCCAATACTGCCTTATTTGGCAATACTTGATAACAAAATTTACCAGAAAGACTAGAATATTTAATATCAATTATATTGAGTTCAGATTGAATCAAATCAATACATCCCGCAATTTGTTCCAGGCTAATTGCAGAATCCATACAGATTTCACAAGATTTAATAGGGGTTTTAGAACTGGTATGTGTTGTAGTATTCATTCTAGCACCACGAACTAATTTCGAAACCCGCTTTAATAATTCAAATGTTTCAATATAATTATTTCTATCACTATTATCATAATTGCCACTATTGCCACTATTATCAAAATTGCCACTATTCAGTGGAATAGAAATATTATATTTCTCTAGATGCACAAACAACAATAGATTAGAATCAATTTGGGTTAATTGTCTGTAAATATTTTGTGTTATAAAAGGTGCAAATGGTGCTAATAAAATAATATATTGTTTGATAACTTGATAAAGTGTCGAAGTAGAAATAATCCATTCAGGGTGAGTCGATTTACCTTTTAATCTATCACGATTAAATTTTAAATACCAATTAGTAATATCTTCAACCAAATCAATAATCATTCTAGTGGCTTTGGAAATTTGATATCCATCCATAAATTGGATAACTTGAGATTGAATATTATTAGTATGGTGAATAATCCATTTATCCATTGGATTTGTAGATTGTTGATACGCTAAAATATCAAATTGTATTTCTTGATGTTTTTGATTAGTAATATGTTCCTGCAAGAAATCAACACAATTCTTAAACTGGAATAAAGTTTTATTAATTAATTTAATATCCTCTTCTTTAAATGCCAATGGCTCCGCATTACTTATTTGAGATTGTAATAGATAAAGTCGAATTGAATCTGCACCATATCGGTCAATTAAAATAAGCGGGTCAACATAATTTTTAGTTTTCTTTGAAATCTTTTTGCGATGTTCATCTAGAATCATTCCTACCGCCATAATATTATTTGCAGGCTTCTTATCAAATAACGCAGTGCTAAGCACTAATAATGTATAAAACCAACCTCTGGTTTGGTCTAATCCTTCCACAATGAAATCTGATAAACCAGAAAAATTGTTAGTTGGTGATTGGTATTGTTCTTCAAATTCTGTTTTATTTTCAAACGGATAATGATATTGGGCAAATGGTACAGAACCACTTTCAAACCAACAATCAAAAATATCTGGTACCCGTCGATATGTTTTTCCATTTTGAGGATTAGTAATTACTATATCATTAACAAATTCTGGATGGATATCAGTTATAATTTCATTTGATTGCGAATATTTTTGCAATTCTTCAATAGAACCAATTACTAAAATATCATTACTATCAAGATTACTATCATCTTTGCTGGAATTGCTATCAGCAATCCAAACCGGAATAGGTGTTCCAAAATAACGGCTTCTTGAGATAGACCAATCTTTTGCACCTTCTAGCCATTTATGAAATCGTTGACTTCCAATGTTTTCTGGATACCAATTTATTTCTGTATTCAGTTCAATCATTCTTGCCTTAATCTTTTGAATATCTACATAAAATGAATCACAAGTTCTATATACTAATGGCGTATCAGTTCTATAACAATGTGGATATTCATGTCGAATTTGTTGTATTTTCAATAATGCCTTATTTTCTTTTAATTCCTTAATAATTAAAGGTTCTGCATCAAATACTAACATCCCCGAATATTGTTCTACTGTCGGTAAATATTTACAATTGCAATCAATTATCTCTAGGCTTTTAACCATTATTTTTGTTTGTGTATTTTCATCTGTATTTTTATCATCAATCAATCCTTTTTCTTGGCAGACACGATAATCATCTTCACCAAATACTGGAGCTAGATGAACTATATTAGTTCCAGCTGTACCAGATTCTTTAACATAATTATCTGCTATTACTGTATGGAATAAATTATTTGCATTTGCATTTGTATTCTGGATGATGATAATATTTGCATATGTATTATATAATGGTTTATATTGCAAACCAATTAATTCCACACCTTTAACTGTTTTAATTATTTTTTTAATTTTGATATTAGCATTTTTATATTTATCTTTACCTAGAATATATATATCCCCTTGAGTGTCTTCCAGATATTCATAATCTAATTCGGCATTAACACACAATGCTATATTTGCAGGTAAAGTCCAAGGTGTAGTAGTCCATGCAACTAAATATATTGGTTTATTAATTGCGATTTCGCTTTGTTGTGGTAATAATAATTCAAAACGAACATAAATAGATTTGCAATCGACTTCTTTATAATTCTGCGATGCTTCAAAATTGCTTAGTGGTGATTGCAAAGCATAAGAATATGGTGTAATTTTATACCCTCGATAAATTAATCCTTTCTTGTATAATTCTGCAAAAGCCCACCAAACGGATTCCATAAAAGACGTATCCATTGTTTTATAAACATTATTAAAATCAGCCCATCGACCCATACGATTATATATAGGTTCCCAATCTCGCTCGCAACTTTTAATTGTTTCCTTACAGAATTCATTAAATTTCACTATACCTACACGGTCTAAATCTTCTAAAGTAGAAATTCCTAATGCTTTGTTTGCAACACTTTCAATTGGCAAACCATGACAATCATAACCCAATTTATTAGTGCATTGAAAACCCATCATTGCTTTGTAATTTAAAATGGTGCTTTTGATTGTACCAATTGCACAATGAGCAATATGTAGATTACCACTGCAAAATGGTGGACCATCATAGAAAATAAATTTGTCTTGGTTTTGGTTGTTAGAAGTAATTGTAGTATTAGATTTATTAATATCATAAATTTTATTAATATCATAAATTTTATACATATCATATTCATTCCATTCTTCTAGAACTTTGTCTTGATATGTTGAAAATGTATTCATTTACCTCTCTCTAGATGCAGAATAAGTTTTTAAAGTATTTAATGTCTTAATGTAATATTTATTGTAATTCTTAAATAATTCAATTTTTTTTATATTTTTTTTTTTGCTCCTGCCCAATTACTTATTATATACATTTAACAATAAAGTAATCCGTCCATCTAGAATAACTACTAAATTTCGTAATTCATCTATTTTATCTTCAAAATTAATTGCACGATATCCAGAAAACCATTTTTGTTGATGTTTTGCAATTTCATAATCAACCCAATCAATTACAGATTTTATTTTAAATATTAAATCCACTAATCCATTTTCAATTATGTGTATAATGTCATTTTTAGGTAATTTATCGGTTAAATTATCCGCTAAAGTATCCGCTATTTTATCCATTAATGTTTTTACTAATTCTAATTTAATTGTAATATCCATTTTTTCAATATCTTTTCTAACTTTATCAATAATTTTATTAGATTCTGTTCCGTGTCGAACAAATGATGTGCTAGAATACATTATTCCTAATATTCCAGATACTAAATCGTGAAGTAAATTGGTTCCAATTAGAGTGGCAAATGTGCCACCAACAACATAATGTAGCATTTTATAAGGAATAATGAATAATAAATAAGTAATAAACTATTTGAAAGAAATGTAATATTTTTGTAATGTTGTTAGAAATATTTATTTTTTTTTATTACTATTTTTTATTACTATTTATCTAGACAAACAAAAAAAATATTATTGTAAAAATGATTCAATAATTCAATAATTCAATAATTCAATAATTCAATAATTCAATAATTAAATAATTCAAAGCATTGTGAATCTATTCACGAAATCCACTTCTGACATAACGCACTTAATATTTGCTCTATCTAGAAGTTTGTCTGCTTCTTCTCTTGTAATTTCACCGGCATCTTGCATTTGAATCAATTCTTGCAAATATTTCATGTCACATGCAGATTGCCATACCCAGTAAACTTTTTCCAGATTTGGTTCATTTGCATATTCTTCTGAAAGGTTTTCAAGACAATCTTCATTGTCCCAAACATCTTTCTTGGTTTTAGGACGCCATCTCATATGGGTGCCATCTGCATCATCAAATGAAATCTTCCAAATTGTATCGTCTTCTTTCCAAGCATTGAAAGCCTCGTTGAATGTGCCAAAGAAACTCAAACCATTCACATCAGAACGAGTTTGAAAAGCCATTTGCAGAGACAAGGTGATTAGTTTTTGTAAATATTTTTTCTAGAAGCACAATTAAAAATCAATTTTATTTGGAAATTTATTTTATTTTCTATTTTTTGCTATTTTTGTTATTTTTTGTTATTGTATTTTTTGTATTTTTGTATTCTGGCTTTATCCATCCATTTCGATTTATCTATTCCATCTTTTTTTCAATCCTGCAATTTGTGTGGCAGTACCAGGCAAAATACTTATAAACATTCTTGGTGAATGCATAGGTGGTTCGGATGGTGCTAAAGCACCAAGACGTTAAGCCCTTATGGGCTTTCGGAATGGATGAGTGCTTTATCTAGATTCCCAACAATGAAAATAAGACCTTCATCATTTTTAAGTTGCTTAACTTTTTTATTTTCAAATACTTTATTAGTTTTTAGTCTTAATTCCATTTGCTTGTGTTCATCTTTATAATATTGTTCTGCTTCTTCTTGAGTTTTCGGTCTATTTTCTCTCATTATTCGGTTATATTCTTCCTTTTCCTTTTTTGTAGCACTAACCATTAGTGTACCATCCCCACGCAGAACAGTTACAAATTTAGATTGTATTTGTTTTCGGTCTTCTGGCGTATCCATAAAAAAATTACCATCCATATGCCAACGTGGAATATCAAAATCGTTATCAGGATTTCTAACTCGAATATCAATCCAAGCGTGTTTTGTTGAATAACCTTTGCAAACTGCTTTTACTAATTTATTTACTATTTTGCAAAGTGTTTCAATATTTTTGCTATCATTATTACCTATTTCTTTGAAAAACGTTTCTGGATTACAATCGGCAATATTACCAAAATGTAAATAAACATTTCCTTGGGATATATCTATTTTTGCAATACATTCTAATTCTTTTTTAGTGTAATGAATTTTAAATACTGTATTTTTATGTTTTTCTAAAGCAGTTTTTATATCATCAATGTTGATAATTGATTGGTGTGGTGATGATTGAGGTGTTGATGATTGCGGTGTTGATTGTGTAGATGACATTATTACTTTATTTGTATATGTGTATATGTGTATATGTGTATATTTTTTTATATTTATTCTAGAGATAGAAAAATTTTATATAGAAACTAAATATTAAATCTATAATAAATATAGTAAATATAGTAAATATAGTAAATATAGAAAATATAGAAAATATAGAAAATATAGAAAATATAAAAAAAAAATGTAACCAACCATTAAAATAATAGATATGCAACAAATTTCACATTCAAAGAAAAGCCTGAAAAAATCAGATAAAGTATATAAATTACTTGCTAAACATTCTAAAAATAAATATGTAATGCAAATAACAGATATTATGGCTGATGAAGTTATATCAGAATTACGTAAAAAAGGCAAATATGTTATAAAAAAGAAAACACAAAAAAATATTAATAAACTTATTGATAAGTTTGAAAAAGATATAAAAAGAAATAAAAAGAAATAAAAATAAATAAAAAGTAAAATCAATATCAATAATAAAATAGATAATTAAAAATCAGCATCCAATTCGAATTTTCGATCTTCTTCAGTATCACCTACACCAGCCTTACTATAATCACTTACGCGTTCTTCGAAGAAATTAGTCTTATTTTGCACACTAATCATTTCCATAAAATCAAATGGATTTGCAATTTTCCAAATCTTATTATAACCTAATTGAATCATTAATCTATCACCTACAAACTTAATATATTGCTTCATTAAATCAACATTCATACCCAACATAGAACATGAAATGCTTTCAGTTATGAATACGCTTTCTATTTCTACTGCCTCCTCAATAATTTTTCTAACTATTTCTTCTGATAGCCGATGCTCTGTTTTTAAATCATTATACAGGGCAATTGATGTATCGGTATGACAAGATTCATCTCTTGCAATAAATTGGTTTGATAAAGTTAATCCTGGCATAAGATTACGTTTTTTAACCCAAAAAATAGCACAAAATGACCCACTAAAATGAATTCCCTCCACACAGGCAAAAGCCACTAAACGCATTGGTAAAGTGCTGGTTTCGGAATTAGTCCATTTTTTAGCCCATTCGGCTTTTTGTTTAATACAGGGAATAGTTGTAATTGCATTAAAAATACGGTGTTTCTCAGCATTATCGTTTATAAGTGTATCAATTAGGCGGGAATACATTTCGGAATGAATGTCTTCCATCATTGATTGGAAACGGAGGCAAGTTCGAACTTCCTTATAAGTAATTTCTTCAATGAAGTTCAAATCGAGATTTTCCGCTACAATGCCGTCTGATGCTGCGAAAAATGCAAGAATATTTTTAACAAAATTACGTTCAGAATCGCTAAGTTTATTAATAAATTGGTCGCGGTCTTTGGAAAGGTCTACTTCTTCCACAGTCCAGAATGTTGCTAATTGCTTCTTATAAAATTCATAATACTTAGCATTATAAATTGGGAGGAAGGTATAATTATTAGTAGGATTGCTAGATAAGTTGAAATAGGAATCCGTTGCCATTGTAGAAAGAAGGTATTAAAAGAAGGTATTAAAAGAAG